ATTTTTTCATCTAGAAAATCTAGGTTTCCAAATGCTCCTACACAAATAGTTGGAAGCTCATAGCCTCCAGTTGCTGCAGTATCAACTCGAGTTGGCGAAGTTCCTCGCATATAATAGTAAGGAAAGTTTACTGAATCAGGATATCGGGTTCCCATTTCAAATGTATTATCCCAATCCTGATCCCCAGGAGCGGCATGGTACCATTGACCATTTCCTGCTGCACCTATGTTAATAATTCCTTCAGCAATAGCATCTTCGATGTCACTGTCTAGTGCGTCGACCGGAACAGGAATTCTCTTACCGGGTAAGAATCCAAACGCATTTAATTCAGCATCAGTGAATCCACTATCTCCAGTTGTTGTGTATTGATTAATTTCCTCAGTAATGACTCTAAACTGATCAGGATTTAATTCATCAAATCTTATTTCCCATCTTATATCAGGGGATCCAACAACTCCGGATGCGGTACTGGATCCTTCAAACACTAATCTAAAATATTCCGAAGTATCGTTAGCACCTACAACAATTTGACCATTCATTGAAGTATGACTGCTACATTGATAGTAGTATGTTCCAGTTTGTGTTGGAGTCCAGCTCACGGTATTTCCTTGCGTAGCGCCTTGACCTGTCGCACCAATAACCTGATCACCAGTTCCTGAAATTTGAGCAGTTTTAATATACAAAGGATGAATAAAGTTTGAATTATTTGTTATTTCAATAGTATCACCTACTAAAATATTAATAGTAGCACTGTCGCCGGCAACAGCTCCATTTCTATCAGTTCCGCCACTTAATATATATGAAATGTTACTGTTGTTAACAGCATCTACGCTGTAAGTATTAACAGGGGTGGTATATATACCAGTAGGTACAGCACCCCAATATATTCTTTGACCACTAGTAGCAGTATCTGTGTCTGAAGATTTACTACCACTACCTATCATAATCTTAGGATAAGGCACTAGACTTGGATCTTGACCTGGCTCTACAATGCTACCTCCGCCGAAAGTTACATAACCATTAGTTCCTACATGTAAAGTAGAATAATCTTCTTCTAAGAATGTTACGTTCCATGGTAAGTTTACAACCCAATATCCGTCATCATTATCTCCAACGCTTGGAGTGGTATCGGCATTTAATCCAGCAATAGAGTCGATACTTACATTTGCTTCTCCAGACGCTACTAAAGTTGCCGTTGCGCTTGGTTGATCAGTGTACGAAGTATTAAGTGTAACTCTAAAAGTGTTATCGTATGTAGGACTGTCAGGAGCAGTGCTATATGTATAAAAGAATTCAACAATCCAGTAGCCTGCTTTGTTTATGGTAATAGTCTCATTGATTACATTATTTACTGATGCTCCTGTATAGGTACCGTTAGTAAATGTTGTTGTTATAAGATCTGGATCCGTTACCTCAACTCTAGTAGTTAGATCTACAGTTCCTGTAGGAGTAGCATATGACATGTCTTGTAGAATGTCTGCTGTAAAAGTAGTCACTCCTCCGCCTACTGGTAGGGTTTGTATAAAAACTTTCTGGGTTATTGTTTCTAACCTTTCTTGGCTAGTAAAGTACGCAACTTTTCCTCCTGAATTTGTCCATCCAATGTCAGGTGCGCCACCTTGAGGTTGTGGATTAAGTGTTCCTTCGGCCGATACTTGTGTTTCAGTACCTGAAGTGGAACAATTATATTGAAGATAACTGTTAGTAGCATTAGTTCCAGCACCAAGTATAAAACGAGCTAGATCAGTATTTGATGTTGAAGAATATATTCCGCAATGGCCATCTACTAAAAACTCTAGACTTGCTGGCAAGTAGCGTGTTCCTCTGTAAGTCACCGCAGTGATATCACCAAAAGTCCATTGTTGTGGGAAAATACTCATGCCCCAACTGCTGTTTACAACTGTAGGATTTTTGACACCAGTGTCTGGATTAATTGCTTTTGTTCTATGAAATTCTCTAATATAATCATAAACATATGGAAAATTAGTATTTCCTACGGCTCCTGTATAATAATATAAGTTATAAAGGTTAGCATCACGTGCCCACCCTTGTGTATTACCGCCAACTGTTCCCATAACATGAACAGCATGATATGCTGTTCCATAACTGTAGTTTGTTCCAGCACCATCACCTCCGACCTCAGCTTGGTGTTCAGTAAACCAATCATAAGCATTTGCTCTTGAGCCGCCGGTGCCGTCGGCGTTCACAGCGTATTCCGGATGTCCGGTAATTAACCCGTTATTATCACAAATGATACAATCAACATTTTTGCCTGTTTCAGTTAGTGTAATAGTTTGAGTGTTATCACCCGACCAATCTTCATTTAATCCGCCTTCAATAGATCTTAACAGTCCCCAATTTTTATGATTACTATTCTGCCCAACTGATCTAGAAAAGTTAGAGGTCTGTGTAATAGCATGTAATTCAGGTTGAACTCCCATGTCTGATGGATATGGTTGAACTGATCTAACATCTGGATTTAATTTTAAAGATATTGCTTCTCTAGAAGTAAGCCAATACGTTGTAGATCTGCTTTTAGGCCTTTCTTCGGCGCATTTAACTGATCTATTAATTACTGTCTTTTCTGGAGCTTGCCCTTTATTAACTATTTGGGTACGTAACCGTTCCATACCTTCCATGGTATAAGCAGTTACAATGTATTTGTTCTGTGTAACAACAGCCATCTGTTATGCCTCTAATTGAAGTAATGTAAGTGTAACAGTTATTGCTTGCGTAATACCTGATTTATTTGTTACTGCTATAGGTATTACATCAGTAACAGGACTTTCGTTGTTGAAACCTAATACTGCTGGACTAATCAATATTGTATCAGCACCTGTTGTAATAGTTTCTACTACTACACCTGCTCCTGGAGCAGGATCAACAGTTTCCAATCTACTAGCATCGGCAGTTCTGCTTGCGGTATCTGTGTAAATTCTTACCCAAGCCGCGGCATCAACTTGTAATTTTAAAACCATATAAGATTTAAATGCTCCGGTAATTGTAGTATTTCCAATAGTCCCGTCAGCAATAGATGAAGTACTTCCTGATTTAGTAGTTCTTGAACCTAGCCCGATTCCGCCTCCACCGCCTCCGCCAGCGCCTGGCTCCCATCTTTGTCCTGAAGCACTCCATACAAGAGCTTGTCCGTCAGTTGCGCCTACTTGATCTAATTTGTATGTGTTAAGTACTCCGTGTAATCCATCAACTAACACACCTGAACTATCTTCTGAATAAACACTACCAGTAACATCACCATCAATGTTTCCTAAAACATTACCAACAACACCGCCTGTGTGTGTTCCTTGCGTGTTACCTACAATAGTATTTGAAAAAGTTTTTACTCCGGCAATGGTTTGGTCGCCCGCTGTGTAAACACCATTTGTTACGGTTCCAGCATTACCTGTTACGTTTCCAGTTACATCACCTGTAACATCACCTGTAACATCACCTGTAACATCACCAGTTAAGTCACCTATAACATTACCAGTTAAGTTACCAATAACATCACCAGTTAAGTTACCAGTTAGTGTTCCTTCAGTAGCATCAATAATAATTGAACTATCATCAGCAAACACACTACCAGTTAAGTCGCCTGTAATGTTTGTTGTAATTGAATTAACAACTGAAATGTTATTAGCATAGATATTATCCCAACGTTGTGTTGTAGTACCTAAGTCAAATGTTCCAACTATGTTAGGTGTAATATCTTGTGATAGGTCTTGTAGCACGCCTGTCACTGCTTGTGAGTTAACAAATGTAAAATTATCGTCAACTGCTTTTAGTGTTTCGTTTACTTTGTCCCAGGTAAGTGGGTGATTAGTTGTATTGTAAAGTGTTGTTAATGGCATTATAGTCTCCCCACTGCTACTTCAATCGTTCCTATTCGATCGCTATCGTAAGTTTCAATAGCTTTACCAATTATTGTTCCTGGTGAAGCCTCGCCTCCTGCGCTTGTAGCAACACCTGGTATACCACTCGCAATCATTAAATCTCCTTTTTCAACCTTGCCAATAACCTTACATGGTACTCTACCCTGTAAAGCAACAAGTACTTTTGTACCTGGGCAATCAGCATTCATAATGTATGCCGCTTCAGTACTTACAACACCAGCAACTTTGTGTGTTCCAAGCTCTCCAGATTGTGTAACTTCTTTGTCACCACCAAATTGGACAACTGTGCCTGCTTCGTACTCTGTATCGCCTTCGTAATATTCAGCTAAGTCAGCCCAAGTAGCTTGCATTCTACTACCTGCTGTTAATTGCCAATTACCTTCGATTCTACCAATAGCTGAGGTATTATTCTTTTCAGCAGTTAGGAAGCCGCCACTTCCGACTTCAACATAACCAGCACTTCCGCCAGTGGTTCTAAATTTGTGTGTGCCTGCTCTGTACTCAGTCCACTGATCAGCTGATACATCACTGTACTGTGCTTTAATAGCAACGCCACCTGTACCGTTTCTAAAAATTGTATAGTAAGAATTATTAGCTGCACTTTGTTCGTGTTTTGTAATAACCGGAGCAGTGTTAGCCGCGTATGTCATCCATAGACCTTCTAAGTCTGACAAGTTACCAGATTCAACACCGTCACTTACGTTAATAGTAACATTACCATCAGCTGTTAGATTTTCAAAGTTTGAAGTTCCAGCAAAGTCTGCGCTACCAGTACCACTTCTTTCAACAACTGTGTTAACAGTACTTGAAGAAGTCTTTTCAATAGTACCAAAGTCAGACGCTTCATTGCCTGTACCAATTCGAATCATAACACCAATGTCGCCAAAGTCTGGTCTACGACAACCTAGACCGTCATCAACGATTGTTCTGGCGTCAATTGCCACAGGATGTCCGTTTTTAGGATTACCAATACCGCCTGGAGTAGATCTTCTAGCAAGAACTTTAGTTCCTTCGCCTACAGCAAGATTTGTATCATCAGTAGCATCAATTACAGCAACATCAACAAATCTCAGTTTATCAAGACCAATACCGTCATAGTAAGCACCGGTTCTTGTAGCACTAGTTGAATCTTTAAGTTCTAAAAATCCATTTACTAGTGTAAATTCTAATTCTTGAGCACCGCTTATTAAACCGTACTGTCTAATTACACCGCCGCTAAGTACTCCGCCTGCTGATGTATCTGCCGGAATAGAAAACTGTCTATCAGAAATCACTGTAGCTTGCCAGTCACCATTAATAGCAGTAACAACTGTTTCATCGCTAATAACAACAGCATCGCCATTTGTTAACTTGTGATCAATGTTAGCTGTAATAACTGTGTAATCATCTCCAGCACCTGGTGAAGTTTCTGGTACATAGGTATAACCGTTAACAATAATTCCTTCTGGTTCTGTTGTTCTAGCGGTGTTTAAAGACAATTTGTGCTGTTCAATTCCTGCGTCATAGTTAACATCTGCGTTAACAATAACATTGTCGTTGATTGTAGCAACAATTTGTGGATCAGGATAGTTTGTTACGGTTGGCGCAATAGCATCTGGAACACCTACAGCATTCTGTTGGAACGTAAATGTTAATGCTCCAACAACTGTAGCATTTGAGAACTCAGTAGATCCATTGCCTGTAAATGCTAAAATGTCAGCACTTTCAACATAGCTGTAATCTGGTTGTCTTTTTGCGTTTGGATCTGTTGGATCCTCTTCAAACATCCATCCTTCTGGAGCATCTTGAAGATTACCAATCGTCATATATGATTTTCTAACTGCTTCAGTTTCGCCTTCGATACCTACATCAGGATCTGGTAAACCTGTAACAGGATTGTTACTCATATCAATTGGACCAGTCATTTGACGTGAGCCGTCTCTTGGTAAGTAACCTGGACCAATTAGTACAGTTTGAATTCCACCTTCGTGTGTTAGACCTAATCGTCTATCAATATAACTTCTAACAGCCGCTTCAGTTGGAAGTGCTTGGTTACTTGCTTCGCCTGCCCCACCTAGTGTAACATCTCCTGTAAATTCACTTACAGTTTCGCCAGCCGCAAGTCTTAAACTTGTAAGACCTTGTAAGTCGATCTTAGCATCAAGTGTTACTTTACCAGTACCTTGGTCAACAGCAAAAAATTCACCAACTCTAAAGTTACCTGACTGATCTGATGATACCCAGAACACACGCCCAGTTCCTTGTTCAACTGCTTCGTTGGATTGTAGAGGATTGTTATTAGGAGGACCAAAAATGTTTGATGGATAGTTAGTATCAGCATATGATCCTGTACCAATATCTAGGAAGTCGTGTCCTGTTGCTCTCATAGTTGAGATGTTAACAGTAACTTGTCCTTGTGCTCCTGCTCTAATACCTGCTTTGAGCTGTACATTTTCTAGTGAAGCACCAAAGTCTACAGTAGCTCCGCCAAACAGTTCTACAGTACCACTTGTGGCTGCCGAACCAAAACCACTACCGTCTACTAGTGTGGTTAAATTTATGTCACTATACAAATCAAATGTATTAGCAGTAACATTTCCGGCATAGTGTAAGCCATTGAATGATGCGTTATCAGCACCTGTGATTCTAATTGGTCTTCCTGGTCTTAGATCAGCCAGTGAACCTGATACTGTTACAGTGATTGTACTTGTTGCTGTTGCTCCTGTAATAGTAAATGTTTTGTTAATAAGTGATTCGTTATTGTCTGTGATGTTCTTGAATGAAACTTCACCATAACTAGCAATTTTATTGCCACCGCCGTCTAAAATATCAACATCTTTATATCCAGTAACTTCGTAAATGCTGTCTTGGTAACCAAAAAGCATTCCGCCTGTTGTTACACTACTTCCATCGTAGATAGCATAACCAGTTGTTGGTTTAGTTAAACGTGCAGCCTGTGCTGGCTCAAGTGATTGAACAGCAATAGCGTCATCGCCTAGACCATTTGTATATGTTGGCGGTGTAAATCCTGCTTCAAGTTTTCTAACGTTTAAGTTAACATATGGAAATCCGTCTTTTGTACTAATTGTTTGATCACCTTCTTGGGCATCAACACCATTAAAGCCGTTGAATGAAAGTACTCTAATAACAGCGTTGTCAATGCCTGAGCTTTCATCAAATACAAGAGCAGTTGAAGGTCTAGTACTAACAACCTGAACTTTGTCAGTAATAGTAAATTCTTCAAACGATCTAATAATAACTTTTTTGCCTGCTGGAACATCAGCCGCCAGTCCGCCGTCACTGATATCAGTATCAATTGACATTTCATATGTGCCTGATGGTAAACCACTAGATGAAATTGCTGTAATCTTGTATGCTCTAAGTCCAATAGAACTTGTTCCGCCTGCTCTTTGAGGGTCATTAGAGTGATCAATTTCAACAAAACAACCTGGGAATGGAGGGTATGAAACGTTTGCTACATAAACCTTAGCAGTAGTTTTGTCATTAACTACATCAACTGGTCTGTCTTCATAGACCGAACCAGTTTGAATAAGTGGGAATTTCAATCCAACTCTATCCGGAACTTCGTTTGGATCAGCACCATTTGATCTAATTCCATAGAAACCATGAGCTGATGATCCGTTCAATGATCTAATCTGCGCACCGTTGTTTGCAAAGTATGCTGTATAACAATAGTATGTAAACATTGATACTGATTCAACTAGACCGTTGTTTGTAGCAAACACACCATAGCCCATATCGTTAACTTGAGTAAAGTCATTACCAAGCATTGATTTGTTACCTGGAGTAGCAAGTGTTACCTTACCAGCAGTCATTTTATCATATGGGTTATCAAGCACACACTCATAAAGCGGATAAACACTTGGAACGCCGGTTGAGTCACCAAACGAAGCATACGCTTCACCTGCTTGCGCACTGTCACCAGCAATCAAAGTTTTCATATAACCAATTGAAGTACTAACAGCATCATTAATTCCTGAATCAGCAAGATCAGTAGCAGTTAGTGTTACGTCTTGTGTTACATCCCAGTTGATTGTGTGAGAAGTTCCTGTACCAAATCCAGCAAAATCAATTTCAAACTCAGAACCCGGATCTCTTTCTTGTGCTCTAACAAGTTCGAATGACTCATAAATTTTAAATCTGTTATCGTCAATTTTATAGGTAAAGTAGATTCCACTGTTTACCAACGTACCGCCATCAGCAGTATCAATTGATGCGCCGCCACCGTTGGTATATATAACTCTTGAACCTGTATTAAACCCGTGGTTAGCAATGGTAAATTCATTTGAAGTTACATCAAGTGTAGTATTAGGATCAAATGTTTGACCAATAAACACACCCGACGGAGTATTGTTAGTTAATATTTCTCCAACTCTGATATTAATGTGTTCAACAGCATCAAGTGTTGCTGGCAATTGATTATCAATTTGTGGGTCGCCACTTGACGGAATAAGTTTCTTACCTGCTCTATAGTAACTATAACCTGCTCTAATAGAGTTGTTAAAGTTACCTTGGTTTAGATCACTTGCTCCTGCGTTTGGAGCATTACCAAACAAGTCAATACTTAAAGCATCAATAATATATCCTGAGTCTCTAAAACAAGTAGCCTTGTCATAATTAAGGTTAGGATAGTTAACAGAAAGATATCCGATAACGTCAGCTTGAATAAACTCTTTATTTTCTTGTAAAAGTTTCTTAGCAATGTACATTTTTTCACCGTAGCGAATAATGTTTGCTACAATGTCAAAACAGTTTTGTACTTCTTGTTGCGCACCGCCTTGTTCAGCGTTTGTGATACTAGCAATTTTTGTTTGAGCAACGGTTCCTAATGCTGGCCATGTATTCTGTTGTACACAGGTCACAGCAATGTCTCTTGCTTTAGTAATTGCTGATGAAGTAGCAAGTACTTGTCCGGCAACAACAGTAAGACCACCTGAGAAGTATAATCTACCTGCTCTAGTTGATTCTTCATAGCCGCCATAGAGTACATCACTAACAACAGCATCGACAATTAATCCAACATCTCGTCTACACTTATCTTCATCAAAAGTAAAGCCTAAGTTTTGTGTAGCAAGCCATTGAATTGTTTCTTCTTGAATGAATGTTTTGTTTTGTTCAACAAGAACCTTTGCGTCAAAGAACGCAGATTCAACTCTATTTGTTAGTGTAATTCTATAAATGTCTTCGCCAATATTAAACGAAGTTGGAAGTTGTGGTTCACGCTGTAAGCCACCAATTACAATTTTATTTTCATCTCCGCCTTCTGGATTTCTAGTTAGTACACCTGTTTCATCAGCTCTATATAATAAAATACCATCTAGGTTACCCATGAAGCCGTCAACAAATTGTCCACCAGCAAAGTTTTTAACGTTAATACTTTTAGAGAATGATGAACCTGTTTGACAGTAAGGTGATTTAGAATTAATTTGATTGTTTGGATCTAGTACCATCATAAATCCGCCGTGTCCTTGAACACTTAGGTTTCTTACAATGGTAGCATCAGCACATAAGAACACATCCATCTGATCGTTGTTCTTAGGTTGACTTGAGAAATCTAACGGATCAGTCAAATATTGATAACCAAACTCGTATGGTGTAACATTCAATCCATCAATTACAGTATCTCTGCGGAAGAACACTCTAGACCATGGTGATTCAGATACGCCAGGCTTAGGTCTAATAATACTACGTCTAAATTCGTCACCTCTTAATGAAACGTTTGGTGATAATCTAATTGGAAAATGTTCGTAGTAGATACCTGTTTCAACTTGGATTGTAATTTGTATGTTTTGTGCCGGGTCGCCGTATTGAATTACTTCATTTAATTGAAACGCACCCTGTAGTAGTTCAACTTCAAAGATTTCGTTACCACTTCCGTCACGTTGAGCATCATGTGAAATAATCTTAGCAATAGCATCTGAAGTTGCTCCACGTAATAACTGCCCTTCTCTTAGGTCATCAGTAAAGTCTGTTCCTAAGTTGTCTGTTCTAACCAACATTCTTGGTAGGAAAATATCAATAGTTGGAATACTAGTATATCCAACACCTTTTCTTAGAATGTTTACTTCTTTAATTTCGCCGGCAATCTCTAATGTACTTGCTTCAGCGGCTCTTGTAAATCCGCCGCCGTTAAAGATAACAGAAGCACTACCGTAGTTTGAACCTGTTGCTGAAACAAGAACCCTGTTTACACTAAATTTAACACTAAACTTAGCAGTACCGCTACCAGATACAGCAGAAACGTGTCCTACATTTGTAATATCTGTTGGAAGCGTACTAAAAATACCAGGTTGAATAATAGCAACTTGTGTAATAGAACCAGCAAAGTCTTTAGCAACTACTCTTAGTACTGCTGGAACAACGACAATACCACCTGTTAGTGTAAGTTCTGTTCCAATTTCATAGTCTGTACCACCGTTAATAATTCCAACTACTTGTGTTTCGTCAAGTTGCATTTCAACATCGCCGGCCGCACCGTTTCCTGACAATGGAGATTGAATTAATGATACCAGTGTACAATCTTGTGTACCGTTATTAAATGTTAATGTCTTTTGGTAAGGTCCTAGCTCGACTGGTGCCGCCTTAACTAGTTCTTCTGCGATTTCAGCGGCTTTACTAACAGAAGCAAAGGCTGTTGAAGGTGAACGACCTTGTTGACTTAATGGAATATCTGTTCTTTCATCCTGACCGTTTGTAGCAACATACAAGTTATTTGCCGAAATAAATGTCTTACTGTCAACGTATGCTTTGGTAGAAGCAATCAAACCACCATAGTTAACATCATCTGTATCAATTGGGTTACGTGAAAGGATAAGGGGACCTGACATAGTACCCCAGTCTGGTTCAATATTTCCGTTTTCATCAATAGCATCAACACCAGCGAGTGACAGTTTACCGTCTACATAGCCTTTTGTTGCCGCATCATTGTCTAACTGTGCTTCAGCAAGTGAAGTAATACGCTTTTGGTTTGCGTCCATATCCGCGGCAAGTGTCGGATCTGGGTCATTAATAAGTGCTGAAGCGAGTGAACTAAATTTAATTACACCCGGTACGCTAGAATCAATAACGATTGTTTCGTTACTGTCTAATTTTGTAAATTGTATTTTTTCGTTGTTTGAATCAACTGTAAGGATTTTATTATTATCTTCTGTACGATAACTGTTTTGAGCTACGTCGTCTAATCCAATGAAACTTAATGCGCCGCCTAAGCCTAGTACAGCATAAATTTCTTGGAAGTTATCGTTTACCTTGCCAAACGAATCACGAATACTATCACCGGTGCCGTCATTGCCCTCTACACCGATATTAATCTCTTTTCTTGCCATTTATAAACTCCAAAAATAGGATGAATTTGCTTCTATCAATGATATTTATCCAAATGTTTTATAAGCCGAATGTAAATACTATATGTTCATTAAGGAATACATGCTAAAAAAGATATACGAGCGGTACAGCAAACACGGTAATGTACACAAATACTATCGTGAAGTTGCTATGATTGTGCTTCGCTGTGACAACTGCGATGTTGAATTTGAAAGATCTAGAAGTAAGATGGATTATAGACGTTTAAGTAACAACTATTTCCATGTTTGTAGCAACTGTGATGCTAAAAGGTTTGCTCAACGTAAAGGTGTTGAACGTAAGAAAATATGGGATATGCCTGCTAGTAGTGATTTACCAGTTAGCAAATATTAGATGTGAAAACTTTCTCCGCAACCGCAACGTCCTGATTCAATTGGGTTTATAAAGTCAAAGCCTTCTTGAAACTTCTCATTTTTGTAGTCAATAGTGATATCTTTTAGATACACAAGATCTTTAGGATTTACATATACTTCAACGCCGTCTACATTGTGTAATTGATCGTGGTCGTCTGGTGTATCTACGTATTCTAAAACATATGATAGCCCATTACACCCTGTGGTTTTAACTCCAATACGGATACCTAGTGTTTTTTCTCTCTTGTCTATAAAAGAATTAATTTTATTTTTAGCTATTTCTGTAATCTGGATCATATTTCTTTATCTCAGCATAGGCATCATTTAGTTCTTTGTATTTTTGAGCCATATAATTATCTTTTAATTTAGGCGTTTTAATTTCTTCTTCACCAATTTTAATCATTTCAGTAAGCATAGAAATACGCTGTTTAATGTTTTCAACTTTTTGTTCGATACTCAATTTGGTTTCCCTCGTCTCTGTACTTTTACTTTATCTATTGATATAGACTTCGGTGGAGATTGAATGTCTATTCTACGACAAAATTCAAAATAATGCTCGGGAATACCATTCTTACTCCACCGTTCAATCAATAAAGACTGATTTATAAGTCTATGTGTTTTCAAACTATTCGGACTTCCAAATAGTCCAAGCACCGTATGCGATGGCACCGTATGCCGCTAGTGCTGCAATTGGTTTAAAAATTAAAAAAGCAATACCTACACCAACTAGAACTGCTCCGTCCCATGATGTACGTTCGCTTAGTCTTTCGTTAATCCATTTTTTTAACATAATAGTCTCCAAATTTAAATTATCGCTCATGAATATTTAGTAAATAGCAGACAGGAGGAAAAATTATGTTTACATGGTTAAAAGAACTTTTTGGATTTGGCGTATCAGATACACCGGTTATTGCTCAAAACGCACCAGCCGCTAAAAAAGCACCAGCCAAGAAGAAAGCACCAGCTACTAAGAAGCCAGCAAAGGCTCCGGCGAAGCGTGGTCGCCCAGCAAAGAAGAAGACTTAAATTCTTCATACAGTCCGATACTGGCAAGATTCTTACATTTAGATTCTACCATGATATCGGCCCTATCCCAGAAACTCATAGCCCATTGATTAACTGCTTTATTCCACATAAAGTCGCTGTGGGCTCTGAGTTTCTGTTTTTTAAATCCTTTCATTAACAAATATTCCATATCAGGTAATTCATTATTAGGCCAATCTGTAAGTAGATTTTCTTTGCTTACACTGTAGTGAATAACAGGACGCACACCACGCCACGATTCAACTACGCGGTCAAATCTACGGTCGGTGGGTTGAATGTATTCTCCTGTACGGACCCAGTGATGGTGTATGTCAAGAACGAGTGCGACGTGTTTTTCAAGTTCGAGGCTTGCGTCGAGTCCCCAGCACATTTCGTCGTTTTCAATAGTAAGTGTGTTTCGTGCTTCTGGAGACAATCGTTGAAGTGCGTTGATGATACCGGCTGGACCTTGTCTGCCTGAGATGTGGACGTTACACTTGAAGTCCTGCCAATTTTGGCCATAACCCATCCACCGAATGACGTCGACATGATATTCAAACTCCTCTATACTTCTATTTACTATATCAGGATTATCTGACGCAAGTACAGTAAACTGACCAGGATGCATAGACAACCTAACATCAAGTTCACGAGCTTTTGCGCCGACGTGAGCGAAGTTGGTCTCGCAATATTTTCGTACATCAGGCTTGCGCCAGAAGTAACTCCAATCACGCTGAGTATAAACAGGTAAGACGTCACTTCCCAACCTAACCATTCTAAGTTCATTCGGTAATCCTCCTACATAGTTAATAAGGTTCCAATAACTTTGTATGTTATGGACCATGATATCCCATAGACGTTGTTCAGCAACTTCACGTGTCTGTCTGTTAAGCCACTGTACTGTTGTGCTACGAGTATTTAATGGACGTTGAATCTCTTCAAGCAGTTTCTTTTTCTGTGTTTGATCAGGGTGCATGTATTTGCAAGCAAAGCCTATACGATGTGTATCTTGTTGCGATTTCAAATAGTCACCTGCTGTTGTAAATTTTAAATCCATAGTTTATTGTACTGCCTTTGTTTACTTTTGTCAATGAGAAGCATTAAAACTTACTACCCATCTTTCGTCTGAATTGTTTTTTGGAGTATAATGTTCTAGATGACTAGGGAACAAAATTAACTTTCCTACGCCACCTTGTACTTCTTGTTCATTTGAATTATAAATTGTTTGCTGACTATCTGACATCTCTGACATTTTACACTGTGCTATAGGACTTCTAAATCTTAAATTACAACAGTCATTGTCCCAAATAGGATAATACGCACCACTTATAGTGCTAAACTCATGTCTGTGTATAATAGTTTGCCCGCCCTTGCCCATTTTATTAAACCAACTATTTTTAATGCTACAAGGTTGAAGTCCTGCCTGTGCTGTAAATTGATTTATACATTGCTGTATAGATATAGTAAAGTCTGAAATTGTAGGATTTTTTAAAAAACTGTTACTGGTACTTTCTTTATATGTACTAGTTCCTTTACCTACTAGAGCATGTGTACCTGTAGGAGTTTTTTCAATTAGATCTTTTAGTCGTTGATTAGCAGGATGCTGACTTAAATCAAAAACCATTATCAGTGTTGGAAACACATTATAAACTTCAACCATATGTTTTTAAAATATCCCATGTTTCATTATAATCTTTTACATTATAGCACAGTCCCATCTGATTGTCAATAATTGCTTGTGCTAATGACCAGTCATTTCCGGAAGGATCAATTCTATCACCAAAGAAAATTAGATTATCATCTTCTTTAAACCATTTAATAACTTGAGCTTTGTCTGTCCCTTTTTCAAAAATATCAATGCCAGTTTCACCACCGACACTTGCTGTAATATTATGCCAGTGACTGTTAATATAGTCTGCTAATCCTTCACGTTCATTATTAATTTTATCCCACTCATAATATTCTTTTCTTTGATCGCCAACTGCTTCTCGCCCAACAATACTAAAATTTAACATTCCAGTACGTTCTTCAAAGTTTCTTCCGTATTTAGGACTATACACACTTTGATACAATCTATCTTCTAACCATAACCATAAGTCGTCTGGACATTGCCAATTGTTTTTATAAACAAGACTTCCTAATTGATAAACTTCGTTACCGCTACAATTAAAACTGTACTTTGCCTTACGAAAAATATCTTCGCCTACTTGCTCAATAGTCTTTCCAGCATCACTACCTGTTACAAAATATACATCATTCTCCCGCATGAAGTCATATAGCCATTTACTAAAAGACTCGTCGATAACTCCTCTACTAGGAGTAAGTGTGCCATCGACATCAAATATAAATTTATTCACAGGTTAATCCTTTTATTACATATTTCATTATACACTCTTTAACACCAAAGGTCAACATATATACTGTATGATCTTTGATTTTTATAACCAATTTGGAGCCTTGAATAGCAACAGTGTTTTTGATAGCTTTGAAAAAGGCCTGATAAAACACGGCCATGAAATACATCATCATACAGGAAAAGGAGATATTGCTGTTATATGGAGTGTGTTATGGTTTGGAAGGATGCGTAATAATCAAACAGTTTTTGACACCTACAGAAGTCAAGGAAAACCAGTTATTGTTTTAGAAATTGGAAATTTAATTAGAGATAAGTCTCCAGACGGAAAAGATCCTAAAGCAACATGGAAGATTGGTATCAACGGTATTAATTTACCTAATTACTTTGTGCGTGATAAGAACGATGAAAGATTTAATCAATTAGGTTTGAATGTCAAACCCTGGAAAAAATCAGGAGAACACATATTAATTTGTTCGCAACACGAAAGAAGTGAACAATGGAGAACAATGCCTCCTAGTGATGTATGGGTTAATGAAGCGATTGACAAAATTCGAGAACATTCTGATAGACCTATTAGAATTAGACCTCATCCTAGATTTCCATTAAGACGCAATTTTAAAAATAATAGTACCCTTAGTCATTATGCTTTCCAGCAAGACTTAAACACTGCGTGGGCTGTTGTTAATCACTGTAGTAACCCCGGAATAGAAGCAGTATTAAATGGCGTACCGGCATTTGTGAGTGAGATTAGTTTGGCCGCACCTGTGGCAAACACTGATTACTCAATGATTGAAACGCCTTTACGGCCCGATAGAAAACAGTGGAGTAATGATCTTGCTTGGACAGAATGGACACAACAAGAAATGCTTGATGGTATTCCTCAGGATCTAATTTTTCATAAATTAAAAACGTATTAGTGTAAATCAGGGTCTCTTCCGAATCCTGGTTTTACGCTTGATACTTGTTTTTCATCGACACTGTATTCAGTATGTGGGTTCTGCTCCTTTAATAGCATGATGGTATTGTGTACTTCGTCTAAACTATCGACTTCAACAATTACATCATCATTGCTATTGCGGATTACATATTTGGTAATCATAGCAGAATTATTTAATATTACTCATAAGGTGGATAATAGTAGTATATTATTTCCAGTTATTTACAATAACAGGATCTTGGACATCGTGAACATCAGGAAAGCCATGAAATGCTAGAATACTAGTATCTTTTGGTATCTTAGGATCTTTAACTTCTTTAAATGTACTGTTCTTACCAAATCCATTTAGTTCAGTTCGAGAACGAATTTCCCATTTATAACTTCTAATCCAGTCGTCAGGAAAAAACTTAATCGCAGGGTTATTTAAATGCCACAGCCAGTCTTGATCACCATGAAACCTTTTTATAACACTTGGATGATTTTCAAATTCATCCCATACATTACTAAATGTTCCGGCATTCCATCGTAGCACAGCACTTCCTAGTTTTTGGTATGTTGGTCTAAATACTCGTCCTACATCTCGCAAGCCAACAAAATGTCCGGGCATAAAGTCAATCAGTCTATCAATGTTACTAACAATGACCATATCCAGGTCCATATAAAAATTTATGTCACCTTTATCAAAATGATCTGCTTTAAAAATATATGGTTTAAACCACCAACCTTGAAGATGCGGTTTATTACTTGGTAGAGGACGAATTTCAATCCTTGGATCGATGCCGTCTGGAAGTTCTGTGAAACATATGAAACGATGAGGCACCGTAAGATGCCTCTGTACCATGTTGTACAGTTTGTTTACATATTCAGGCGAATACTTTGTCCCTGATTTTAAACAAATAAAGTTTAACATTATTTTTCATAGATCGCTGAATTAGCACCGTGCTCGGCACATTCTACTTTTACACAATAACAACGATTGTCACTCATTTCACGTACTAGTTTGTCAGCAAAATTAAATGCGTGTTCTGCGAACTTCTCCGCACCGACTCCGTCCATAATAACAATTTCTGCTAGATCCATATCTTGTAATTTTAAAAATGTATCCAAGTGTGGATCGTGTTTATCAATTGCTGTCTTGTGATCGAAATGATCTTCAAGCCACTGCTTTAAAGGCTTTAGTCCTCCAAAGTCTACTGCCCAGTTTTTGTTGTCTAGCTCATCGCATCCAAATGTAAATGTAAATGCTAGACTGTAACCGTGTAGTAAATGACAGTGTGAATGATCTGCGTTAGGTTGACGGAATACTGCCGATAAACCAATGTTGTGTCCGTAGTGTTTTGTACTGTAATGTTTTCCCATTATTATCTCCTATACTTTAATAATGGCGGCAGAATTAGAAGGGGTGACGCCAAGTCCTTTGTTAAACATAATGTATATAATACAGGATATTTATGAAGTTGTCAACTCTTTTATTTGTTTTTTGGTAACGTTATTAAATTGCCAATCTATGGGCAATTCCCATTCTTGGTTATTGTAAATTGTGAATTGAATATTAGGAAACAATTCAAAAACTTTAGCATTTTGCTTCACCCAATATTTTGGATCAACAGGGCGATGATTTCTATCCACATAGTTTTCTGTTCCTTTGTAGATATTGTTTACGGTTGTTGTTGTACTTTGTAAATCAAAACCAATTAAATGAACATGCTGTGGATCCATAGTAGCACTCAGTAATAGAGCATATGGTCCACTGCCCCAATGGAAAGGTTGATCCCATCTTTTATCGCTTTTGTAAGGTAATTCTGGAACGGTTTGGACATCGGGCCCTGGAAAATATTTTTTCCAATCCTGTCTTGTGTAAATGTTTTGAACTTTGTATGCTAGAGCTTCTTTAACCATTCGCCGATCAACGCATACTAGATGATCTATTTCATAATCACGACAAACGGCATTACAGCCAAAGGTAGTAAACTTATTCTTTAGGAGGTTTATTTTTATTGGCTTTCGGCTTTCCCCGTTGCCTATTACTAGATGATTCTCTGACGTCATGATTTAGCTCTTTAACAATACCCAATAGTTCTAAAAATTGTTCTACATTTTTAGTTAGTGTATTGTTAAGTTTGTTTATGGTGAACATGGTCCACCACCACCAAATTACAGCGGTACATGCTAGTATAGTTCCACCTATAACAAACCATGTGTCTATATGAAACCATTCTAACCACCAACAGACTATCAATCCGACAACAAAAACTAACGGACTATAGATGCCATATGCTTTCCAGAAAGCAATCTGTTTTGAGATTAATGATTTTTTCAACGTCCTATCCTATAATGCCGAATGGACGCCATTCTCCTGGGGTACCTGTAACAATACATACCCATCCAATTGGCTGTCCTGTCCGTGGTTCAATGTTCCAAATTATGTCACCTTTAGTATATGAACCGGCTTTTGGAATTCCTGCTCCGTGACTTTGTAGTTTATTATTAAATCTTATCGGCCCATTAACATGTAGATCTACATTTTGATCTGGATTGTTAACCCCAATTGAAACTCGACCGTGAACATTAACTTGAGTTGGAGGTGTATTTTTATTACCTAAAGTAATGCTACCGCCAGCATCGACCGTAAGTCGTTCAGTATTGTCAGTGATGATAGATAATGAATTATATCCATGTGTGCCTATTAATGATTTATTTTCTTTTGTACCTACTTTAAATTCAACTTCGTTTTCGTAAATGCTAAACTTAGCGTTGGGTTCATCGTGTCCAAATGATAATCTGCCCGATTCGTTAAAGAAAAACAATTGATTATCAAAGTTTACTGTACCTAGTACTGTGAGCTTGTTTAGATTACCTACTTCTCTTAGCCTACTTTTAATAACAGTTGCGCCTAATGAATCAAAGTTAAGAACAGGAATATTGTCAATTTGGTAAGAACGACCTTTGTTAACATTAATATTTTCAGTTGAAAATAGTTGATCGTTTTCACGCAGGATAAACTGTCTGGTTACACCAGCACCGGTCCATAGGAGTCCTTTTCCTATGATTGGATTTCCTGCACTTTGAGTAAACTCTAATGGAGATGTTCTTTCGATTCTGATGTCAGCGAACAACTCGTCTGTTCTAATACGTGTTGCTGTGATTTCTCCTTCAACATGAACATCATGAGCAGTTAGTTTTTGCTCAACAGCAACATTGCCTTTAATTTGACCTATACTTAAACTATCAATTGAAACTTGATCGTCGGTGATCATTAATTTTGTATTTGAATTTGATTCGTCTTTGATGCCTGGTGTAGCGAAGTTTCTAATAATTCCGCCATTTACTTTATTACCAGAAATACTTCTGTCTGGTAATGTTCTTAAAAACTTCTGGGTGTCAACTTCAACGTTAGCTCTTAGTGTTCCGGACACAGTTAAGTCGCCGATAACAACAGCAGAACCTGCTGTTAGTTGTTCTTCAACAGTAACACTTCCTTTTAGCGTCTGGAAGTTAGCATTTGCGGCTATAATTCCTTCGTTAGTAACTGTTAGCATTGTATTACTAGCATCATCACTAATACCAGTACTACTAAAATTACTAATTTTTCCGCCGCTAACTTGATCGCCAGTCAGCCCGCCATAGGGAATTTGACGAATAATTTTCGACATTTGTTTATTAGTGAGCTGTATATTCTCACCGGATTTCGCTTTTTCGTCGAGCTGTTTTAATGCTGTACTAAGCGATGCTGTAAGTTGATCAATATCAGAATGTTTCATAGTACTCATATTTATACAGAAAAGAAAAACAATAAATACACTGTATAAGGACAATCATTAATATGCCAAAAATTATTTCATTTACACCGTCTACAGACGTTGATATAGCAACTGATATTATAACAGTTACATCACACGGATTAACCAATCTCGATGGATTAATTTATAAGAACGGTAATGGTAATTCAGTAGGCGGACTAGTTAGTGGAGTAAAGTATTATGCTATTGTGATTGGCCCTGATGAGATTCAATTAGCATTAACAGAAGAAAAAGCAAGACAAACGGACTATATTGATCTATTAAGTACGCCGGCAGGCACCCACTCACTGACATTTACAACAATATATCCATTAGAAACTTCAGTACATAATATTTTTCAAGATATCAGATTAACAGGAGGCGGCCTTGCTAATCCTGAAGAAATAATATCAGCAGAATCAGTCAAAGATACTTTAAACATTGTTGGCGGAGCCGGCGTTAGTTTTAGTAGTGTTAATAACGATACTAAAAGTTTTACGCTAAACGCAACACAGTATGATTTTGAAGTTCCAGTGGGAACAACTAACCTAAGATTGTTCAGTGATAGCGGTGACGATCAGAGTATTATATTAACACCCGCTCGTGGTATTTCTATTACTAGAGTTGGTTCACAAGAAGTAGAGTTTGAAAGTTTTGGTGTAACTGAAACAGATACATTACAGAGTATTTCAGAGCGTGGTAATATTACTAACAACAAACTAATCATGGATAACCTGTTAGTTGCCAAAGTCGAATCTACGCCAGGAGTTGACGGTGTTGTGAATTACACAACAACAGGTACAACAGGTACAGCAATAGCACTAACTGGTAATGGTACACTTGATAATGAATTACTATTTTCACCAGACTATGCTACAAGTACAGAAGCCGCAAAAGATGTGTATGTTAATTTCCAAAGTCCTGCGGCACAAGGTACACTAAGTTATACAGCAGTTTACACATCAGAAAGCACACTAACAACAGGCAGTGTTATTCTACAGAGAAATGATGGCGGCGGCTGGGTAACCATTGACAATGTAAGTGGAACAGTTGTTGACCAATCATATGAAATCAACGGAAATTATGCTGAAATTGATCCAGCAACTATAGACTACAGAATTATATTTTCGTGGACAGGCAGTTCAGACATTGTTACCTACAGAATCAGGGTAACATACGAAATTGAAAATGTCCCCGGTACAGAGATTATATTAACCGATACTGACACTGAAGTATTAACACTTGGTACACTGGGCGGTACTGTAAACATACGTGGTGCTATTAATCTAGCAGATGAAATAAGCACAGATGAATTAACAATTTTTAATAATAATATTATCGCACTAAACAGTGATACAGATATTAACCTTGAACCTGCTGGCGTTGGCGCAGTACAAATTAGAACAAACTGGTTAAGTACTAACCAATCATATGTAAATGTGTTTACTGACAGTCAAGTTGATGAACTTTATATTGGTAGCACAACTAGCTTGACAACCATAAATGATAATTTAAGAATTGTAGATGATGTTGAAATACAGGGTGGAAATTTAACCACTGATCAGTCAACATTTAATCTACTGGTTGACACTACCCTAACAACACTGAACATTGGTAACGCAAACACAGATATTAACTTAGGTAATATTGATATTAATGGTAATGTTATCGATACAAACGATAGTACAGCAATTACTATTACTCCTAGTGTGATAACACAAAGTGATTTAACAGTTGAAAACGACCTAGTAGTAGCACACAACATTACTGCTACAGATTTACAACTATCAGCAAATGCTGTGGTTACTGAAAATGTTACAATTAACGGTGATCTTTTAACAAGTCAACCAACCTTTAATGTATTACCTACAACTTCAACTATAGTAGTTGGAGCGACTACGGGTAATACAACATTTAGACACGATGTTGTCCTAGCAAAAGATATTCAAATTCAAGGCGGCGACCTAACTACTGATCAAACAGAATTTAATTTACTTAATGATACCGCAACAACAGTAAATGCTTTTGGTGATGCTACTACAATTAATTTTGGTAGTTTAATTTACACAGGTAATACACTAACAACAGATGATTCGAGCGGTATTACATTTACTCCAGCAGTAACATTTGAAAGTGATATCTCAGTTGGCAACGACATTAGAGTACCAACACTTATTGTTTCATCTGGAATTACTTCACCTAAAGCAACAATTACTGACCTAACTTCAACAACTATTACATCTAACTATATCGGAACTAATAATTTAGGTGTTAGCAATAGTTTGACTACTAATGATTTAACAGTAAACAACAACATAATGTCTAATAACCTTACTGTTCAAGGTAATCTAACTGTTCAAGGAACTACAACATCAATTAATTCACAAACACTTGATGTCACTGATAAAAATATTACACTTGCTAAAGGAGCAACTGTATCATCAGGATGGACTGGAGCTGGTATTGATATTGACGGCACTTCAGCAAATCTAAGATATCTTGATAGTGGAACGAATCCACCAGGTCCATATTGGGAGTTTAGTGGAAAACTAAGAGTACCTAGCGGAATAGTACATACTGATATTGGAGGTACAGGATTAGATTCTAGTGACAGAGGCACAGGTAGATTTACAACACTAGATACTAGTGATACAACTACATTTTCACCAATAGATGCTAATGTAACAATTTCACCTAGTGGTACAGGTACTGTCGAAATTTCACCTAGTGGTACAGGAGCTCTTACAATCAATCCTACTACTTTAAGTAATATGGACAATGTTGTGATAGGTGCTACTACTGAAGTAGATGCTACCTTTGACAATTTAGAATATACTGGATTATTAACTGCCGGTAATACTGCTGAAAGAATAGGGACACCGGCAGGATCAACATATGATGTATCAAGCAATAACGTATTTTATGTTAGTGGTTTGATATCAGACTGGACACCAACCTTTACTAACGTGGACACTACCAATGATAGAGTTACGAACGTTTCAATAATTATCGATCAAGGGTCAACTGCTTATGTTCCTGTTGGTGTAAATATCGGAGGTGCTAGCCAAACTATACTTTACCAAGACAATAACACATTTGTTGGCACAGCAGATCAAACAGATATTGTCACATTTACATTTATAAGAACAGGATCTGCTTGGACAGTTCTTGGATCCATATCAACCTATGGAACTTAATAATGACACTAATTTCCAAAGTTTCTTCACAAAACTTAACTAATAGCGGACCAGGCGCTGTTTCTGTAAGACTAGAAGGAAGTTTACAAAGACAAGATAATGCCGAAGGTTTTGGCCGTTACATAAGAATGTCTAATGGAATAATTGCTGTATCCTCTGCTGATCCTTTGTTTGATGGTGACAATCATAGAATTACTTTTTACGATGCCGACACACTAAATTTTATAAGTCAATATATAGGAGGCGTTTCAAGCTGGGGTCACGATTGGGATTTTGCCAAAGGAAAAGCTGTTCGTTTTAGTAGTAACATTCTCATAGTAGATTCTTTAACGGCCTCTACCTCTACGGTAACATATGGCGCCGGATGGGGTGATAGCTGGGTTATTAGTAATGTAAAGTTATTGGGCAATGTTGCTTATGTTTTTGGAACTTTTTTCACCTCCGGTGTTTCAAGTATAGAATGTAGAGAGGTTGATATTTTTACTGGAGAAATTCTTAGAACAGAAACGATCCCTAATAACGCAGGATTTTTAGAAAATGATGTTGACGTAGAAGATGATCAAGTAGCCTTTATTGCGCCTGGACAAGCAAACCCTGTTCGTACAATTCCAATGTCTACTTTTAATATGCTTAATAGTCAAAGTGGTACTTTCAACGGTATTAAAGTTGTAAACGGTACACAGATTTTCTTTAGCACAGTTGATCAGCGTGTGCATATTTTCAACACCGGCAAGTGGTTGGAGCCACCATCAGATGCTTCAGCAAGTTATGGTGAATCTTTTGATGTAGATCAAGATTTGATTTTTGTTTCTGATAGAGGAAATAATAGAATTGTTGTTTTTCAGGCCAAAGCTGAAACCGCCGTTAACGGCGCTATTGGTAAAATAGTTAAAAAAATTAGTTGTAATTTTAGTACTACCTCAACTGGAACATTTAAAGTTTTAGCTAGAAGAGGACGATTAGTAGTCAGCCAATATGATGAAGGAGCTTTGGGTCTGGGAGCAGTTAAAGTATGGAAGTATCGATATGATCGTGATTACCAATATGATGGATACCGATATTCGCCTGAAATAGGAACCAGCGGCCTCGGAAGAAATTTTGG